TTTAATAGTCAAACAGGCACATTAGAAGTATATGATGCGACCATTGTTGCAGCTATATTAAAACATGACCAAACAAACTATTCAACTGGATATTTACCAGCTGGTCCTAATTTAAGTTCAGGTCGTGCAGGCGGACAATACTTCACATTTAAATTTGTTAGAACATCATTATCTAAATTCAATATTAAGTTTACAGGTACGATTGCAGGCCTTTGGGTTGCATTGCCTGGAACAGTTATTGATTCTACATCATCATTAAATGGATGGTTAGACATGTCAATTGCATATGGTGGTTCTGGTATTCCAGGTGCTAATGCACCAGGTAATGGTTCAAATGGTTGTGCATTGGGTGGTGTTGTAACACTTAATTCAGGCGTATCTGCACACAGTAAAACATGTACATTTGGAACAATATCAAGTTCAAACAGTACGTTGAGTGAAATTTATGTGAGAATTAAACTTACAAGCGGTCAAACGGTAACCGCTTTATCATTAGAAACTGCGAGTAATTAAATGGCCGTATCAGACGCACAGAAAACGGACTTGTTGTATAAGAAACTTTTTGGCGTGGCCAAAACGGATACTAGCACAAATAAAGGTGCAAGTAATGAATCTATTGCAAGTCCAACGATAAATCGTGGCGATAAAATTTGGACTCAAGCGAGTTCAATACCAACTACAGCAGCTGCGGTAACTGGAATTGTACAGGCATATCAAACAACTGCAAGAATTCAATGTACAGCAGATACTACAACAACTGCAATTAGCAGTGTTTATCCAACATGGAAAACTAATGTAACAGATTGGATCCCACCTGAATTTGGGTCAACATATTTTGTGAAGGTATATTCAGATAATTCTGGTGCATCAGACCCAACCGCAACAGGCACTCAAATGTTTGATGCTGGTGTCGGTGGTGTCGGTGAATGGTTCTTTGACTATCAATCTGGAGTTTTAAACTTCATTGGTGGTACGATACCAGCTGCACTAACAGTTTCTAAAGTTGTTATGATTACAGGGTATAGGTATGTTGGTGAGATAGGATTAGCAACGATAATCGGTGGTACTTTTTAAACTATCAATTCGCATAAATAGGCAAATAACAATAAGGACTAAGAATGGCCAATACAGTAATTCAACTAAAATTTTCTACAGTAACGGCGGCACCTACATCGTTGAATGTTGCCGAACCAGCGTATTCCTATACAAGTAATACCTTATTCATTGGTTCACCAACAGGTACAGGCTCTATTGCAATTGGTGGTAAGTTCTTTCTTGACCAACAGGGTCTAATTTTCAATCTTGCAAATGCGGCCTTCGCAGCTGCTAATAATGCAACCGACACCTATGTAAGAAATCATGCCAATGCAGCTTTTGATGCAGCAAATACGGCTGCTACATTACAGTCTGGTATCAATGCAACACAGAATACCAACATTACCAATGCACAGAATACTGGTGATGCTGCTTTCTTAGCTGCCAATTCAGCAGCTACATTATCAGCTGCAACTGATGTAACACAAAACAATAGTATTGAGGCTGCTTTCTTAGCAGGTAATACAGCTGCAACATTGCAGGCTGCAATCAATACTACACAAAATACGAATATCACCAATGCACAAAATACTGGTGATGCTGCATTTACAACTGCTAACAATGCGTTAGCAAAAACAGGTGGTACAATTTCTTCCGATTTGGTTATTGCTGGTAACTTGACAGTTAGTGGCTTAACAACATATGCTAATACAACCAATGTTCTACTTGGTGATAATATTATTACTCTCAACGCTGAAATACCAAACTCATTAGCACCAACAGAAAATGCTGGTATTGAAGTTAATCGTGGATCTTCTGCTAATGTTTCATTGGTGTGGAATGAAGCAAATGATAATTGGACAGCAACGAATGATGGTAGTTATTTTTATGTTCTTGCTGATGCAGCTGTTGATGCTACTCAAAATGCCAGTATCACATCGGTAACAAATACTGCAACAGCTGCTTTCTTAGCAGCCAACTCAGCTGCTACACTATCAGCTGCAACTGATGCAACACAAAATACTAATATTACCAATGCACAGAACACAGCAGATGCTGCTTTCTTATCAGGTAATACCGCAGCCACATTACAATCAGCAATTAATCTTACTCAGAACAACAGTATAACAGCTGCCTTTGCAGCTGCCAATGGTGCTGTTGATGTCAACCTTACTCAAAATACAAGTATCGCAGCTGTCTTTAGTCTTGCAAATGGTACAGCACTAGTTGCTAATACTGATGTAACCAACATTTCAATCAGTTCTGCTGATTTCGGTTCTGCTACTGGTGTTGCATCATTTAGAGTTGCCGCAAACGGTCGTATTGTTTCTGCAAACACAACAACAATTGCGCTTGATGCCTCTGCTATCACATCTGGTACATTAGCAGTTGCACGAGGTGGTACAGGAGTTGATACACATACAGTAAATGGTGTCTTGTTAGGTCAAGGCACTAGTGCATTCCAAACAGCATCGTCTTCAACAGAAGGCCATATACTGACAATAAATAACTCAGGTGTTCCAGCGTTTTCACATTTACAGGGCGGAACATTCTAAATTTATTGTGAAAAGGAATTGTTATGAGTGTAGAGTTTTCGAATGCATATCAGGAGATTCTGCTTGAAAATCTGATGACGATAATCAAGCAGAACTTTATGTTCCAGACTCAGTTAAAATTGACTGAACAATCTGGTAATCAAAAAGCAGAGTTAGAGGCAAGATATAATGAAGTTGTTAACCAATGGAATTCGGTTCAAAGTCAATTAGAAGAAATTGAATCGTACAAACAAAGGGCAACTAACAACACTTCGGCTCATCAAGAAAAGACCAGAATACAAACTGCTCTGAATGATGAAATGAAAAAGGTTGCTGGGTTAAAAGTACAGTTGGAAGAAAAACAAGGAGAGATTTCTAAGTTGAATGAATACATCAGTAAACTAGAAGAAATTGCACCTATATCCAAGCTGAAGAAAATTAATCCAGATAAAGTATTTCCTTTAATACCTGCACCTATTGCTATAGAAGAACCCGCACCGATGAACCTTTTCAAAATAGAGGCAGATAACGGCAGTTCATTCTAATGGCTAATACAATAATTCAGTTAAAACATTCAACAGTAACAGGTAATGTACCTGCTTCGTTGGCCAATGGTGAAATCTCTATTAACAGTAGAGATGGGAAGTTGTTTTATTCCACACCACTTGGTGTTGTAACTGAATTCAATCCTTTTCTAGGTCCATCAGGCCTTGATACAGAACTCCAATTCAATGACGGCGGTTCGTTGGGTGGCTCAGAGAAACTCACATTCAATAAGACAACTGGTTTACTCACAGTTAATGGTACTGTTCGTGCCAATATTTTTAGTGATGATGGTGTTGACATATTTAATTTTGCCAACAACGCATTCAATACTGCAAATGCAAATTACACAAGTGCCGTTACAAAATTAAATGTAACAAATAGTGGTGCTTCAGGATATTTACTCGACCAATATTCAGGAAATAATCCAACAGTTTATGTTCGTGCTGGTGAAACAATTGCATTCAACCTTAATGTTTTAGGCCACCCATTTATGATTCGGGTGTCACCGGGTGGAGCTAACTATGACACAGGTTTAACTCATGTAGCTACAGACGGAACATTAACTACTGGTTCTTCAGCTCAAGGAAAAATTGCTGGAACATTATATTGGAAAGTTCCTTACGATATCGTAGGTTCAACTTATGTATATCAATGTTCTGTCCATTCAGGAATGGTTGGAAACATTGTCATTGACCAACCTACAGCAATTGCCTTCACACAAGCAAATACGGCAATTACTAATGCTCTAGCAGCCAGTAACTATGCAAATGGTGCCTTTGCAACCGCTAATGTTATACAAACTTATGTTAATACTGCTAATGCAAACATAACGGCAGCTTTCACTAAAGCAAACAACGCTCTTGCAAATACAAGTGGTGCCACATTTGGTGGAATTTTAAATGTTACAGGAACACTTAGAGCTCTAAGTCAAGGTGGTGATGAAGGTGGTGAATTATTTTTAGACAAAGCCGCAACCAATACAACCTTGGCAGCTGGTATAACAATTGATGTTTATCAAAATAAATTAAGAATTTTTGAAACTGGTGGTAGTGTTCGTGGTGTTTTTATTGACATGGCAAATAGTGCCGCAGCAGGAGTTGGTACAGACTTATTAAATCCCACTTCATCACCAGATACGGTAGCAAGAGATACAGCCAGTGCGGCTTTTAATTCTGCTAACTTAATTCAGACTTATGTTACCAGTGCTAATGCAAACATAAGTTTATTACAAACATATGTAACAACAGCTAACGCCAATATAACTTCGTCATTTGTTGCGGCTAATAGTTCTGGTATTTACGCAAACGGTGCCTTTATAACTGCTAACTCTGCTGGTGTATATGCGAATGGCGCATTTGCAAGAGCAAACAATTCATTAAATGTACAGGCTGGTGGTGCGGTTACTGGTAACTTAACTGTTACTGGCAATCTAACGATTCTTACAACGCTATCAGCACCCACTTTAAATATTACAACATCTATTACAACTGGTTCTGGTACTGGTGGTGTAATCTCTGGTGCAAATGTAGTATACTCAAATGTCTTTGTTGCAAATAGTGGCGGTTACATTCAGTTTAGTGATGGTTCAAGACAATTTACTGCCAATGCGGGTGGTGGAACAACTGACACCTTTGCACGAAATCAGGCGAATGCAGCCTTTGCCTTTGCGAATACACTTTCTGCTGGATCAGTTGATACGTTTGCACGAAATCAGGCGAATGCAGCTTTCTCTGAGGCTAATACTGCACAGTCAACTGCTACAACTGTCAACAATACTGCAACTTCTGCGTTTATTCAAGCAAATGCAGCCTTTAATAAAGCAAACACAGGTACAGGTAATGCTTCTTTTGGTGATTATTTTCCAACAGAAGATTGGGGAAACTTTACAGATGCCGTGTCATCTGCATTTGGTGAAGACTTAACTGTGTTGTATGATTGTCGTGTAGACCCAATTACGCCTAGAGGGTACCTTTTGACAAAAGATTTAGGCTACGTAGCATAAGTATAAATAAGATATAATTCAAGGATTTTAAATGGCCACACAAATACAATGGAGAAGAGGTAATACTGCTCAAACAGCATCGTTTACAGGTGCTGTTGGCGAAGCAACAGTAGACACCTCCAAAAACACATTTGTTATACATGATGGCGTAACAGCTGGTGGTTTTCCACTATCAACGGCTGCAGTTGCTTTAACTCAGAATAATTCCATTACGGCTGCTTTCTTAGCAACTAATGCAGCTTTTGCTCAAGCAAACACCGATTTTACCAATGTATCTGTAGCTGCAGGAACTTATGGTAATGCAACTCATTATGGTGTTGTTACTGTTGCCGCTAATGGTCGTGTAACATCAGTATCAACATTCCCAGTTGTAGATTCAAGTGCGATTGCTTTCTCAATTGCTTTAGGATAAAAAAATGGCAAAACCAACCACAAGAGCTGAGTTTAAGACTTACTGCCTACGCAGACTAGGTTTTCCTGTCATCGAGATTAATGTTGATGACGACCAAGTTGATGACCGTATTGATGATGCGCTTGCATTCTTTAATGATTACCACTATGATGGTACAGAAAAGATTTTTATGAAGCACCGCATTACTCAGGAAGATATTGATCGCCGTTGGATCCATTGTCCAGATGCTGTAACTTTTGTAACCAATGTATTTCCTTTTGATGATTCTAATTCATCAATCAATATGTTTGACTTGCGTTATCAATTACGTTTGCACGATTTATATGACTTTACATCGGTGTCTTATGTGTCATATGAGATGACAATGCAACATATTCAAACATTGAATTTGTTGTTCTCTGGTAAGCCACAATTTAGATTCAATCGTCACCAAAACAAATTGTTCTTGGACATTGATTGGTCAAGTGACCGTGAAGTTGGTGAGTATGTAATTGTTGAGTGTTACCGCCAGTTACAACCAGATTCAGTTACATTAACTGGTACAGTTACTTGTACCAACACATCTAATACTGTGACTGGTACTGCCACAGTATTTGACCGAGAAATTTTAGAAAATGATGTGATTGTTATTGGTGGTGAAGAAAAACAAGTTAGACACATCTTATCACCAACAGAATTAACTCTGTATAGTCCGGTTTCATCCAATAAAACATCTGTGTCGTTAGTTAAGACTGGTTTATCTGATGTTTGGAATGATAGATTCTTAAAAAAATATGCCACGGCTAAAATCAAATATCAATGGGGCAGCAACCTAAGTAAGTTTGCTGGCATACAAATGCCTGGCGGTGTTACACTTGATGGTGTAAGAATTATGCAAGAAGCACAAGCAGAATTAGATAAAATTGAAGAAGAAATGTACACAATGAGTAGTTTGCCAAGTGAGATTTTGACTGGTTAATAATGGCAACAAATGTTTATTTTAATCCCTTCCCACTCAATCAGATAACTTCTGAGCAACTGCTCGTTGAAGATTTATTGATTGAGGCCTTAAAAATTTATGGCATGGATGTTTATTATCTTCCTAGGTCTAGTGGAGATGTAGTAGATTATATCTATGGTGAAGATTCGAATAAACAATATACTTCCGCATATCCAATTGAGTTGTATTTGGAAAATGTTACCGGCATGGATGGTGAACAAGATTTCATTTCTAAATTTGGTTTAGAGATTCGTGATGAAATAACACTATTGGTTTCTCGTAGAAGGTTTGCTGCAACAGTACCGCAAAGTAGGCCAAATGAAGGTGATTTAATATATGTACCGTTGATACAAAACTTCTTTGAAATTACTTTTGTAGAGCACGAAAACGATCAAGCAATGTTCTACACATTAGGCCGTGGTCGTGGTGCCAATGTCTATGTGTATGCATTAAAATTGAAACAACTTGTGTTCTCCAATGAATTGATATCTGTTGGTATAACAGAAATTGATAATCAAATCAGAGATGCTTATCCAAGAACACGAATTTCATTGATTAGTGGTAGTGGTACTTTTGTAAATGATGAGATTGTTTATCAAGGCACCAGTTTGGCTAATGCATCTGCACAAGCTGTTGTTTATACATTTACTCCGAATTCGCACATTGATATAATTCGCACACAAGGAACTTTTGTATCTGGTAATGTACGGGGTAATACAAGTTTTTCAAACTGGATTATTAATACTATTTCTGATACAGCAACCATGAATACTGCCTTTGAAGACATTGTTGATAATGCTAGAATTGAGGCCGAAGCCGATGGCATTATGGACTGGACAGAAACAAACCCATTTGGTACTGATTAAATATGCTAGGTCAACCACACTTTTATAATAGAACCATTCGCAAATTGGTGGTGGCGTTTGGCTCTTTGTTTAACGATATTCAAGTTGTTCGTTATAACAAAGATGTTAATATTCCTGGTCAAATCTTTAAAGTGCCGTTGTCATACGGACCAAAAGAAAAATACTTAACTCGCATTACTAGTGATCCTGATTTAACAAAATCTATTGCAACTCTTGTGCCTAGAATTTCTTTTGAGATGACAGGCATGTCATATGATCCTAGTAGAAAAAAAATGTCTACTATTCAGAACTTTGGCCTAGATTCAAATAATAGTTTAGTAACACAATTTGCACCTGTACCGTATGACTTTGATTTTTCATTGTCAATCTATGTAAGAAATACTGAAGATGGTACTCAAATTATTGAACAAATTTTACCATTCTTTACACCTGATTTTACAGTAAGTGTGAATTTTATTCCGTCACTAAGTCAAAAATATGATTTGCCCATTAAATTGGAATCTGTATCAACAAGTATTGACTATGAAGGTGACATGTCAACCACTCGTTTGATTATGTGGGACCTAACATTCACACTCAAGGGTTATATTT